CCTGAACCCGACTTTATGTTGTTTGAAAAGTGCATGCGTGGCGACACTAGCGACAACGTGTTTAGTGCATACCCAGGTGTACGCAAGAAAGGCACTAAGAACAAAGTAGGTCTTATTGAAGCATTTGAAGACAAAAGCACTAAAGGATTTAATTGGAATAACATGATGTTACAGCGATGGGTAGATCACGAAGGTGTAGAGCATCGTGTGCTAGATGATTACAATCGAAATGTTGTACTATGCGATCTGACTGCACAACCTGCAGATATTAGAGAAATAATTAATAACACTATTGCAAAAGTAGAACCTAAAGACATTACACAAGTTGGTATGCGTCTTATGAAGTTCTGTGCTAAATGGGATATGCAACGAGTTGCAGATCAAGCACAATATTTTGCAGAACCATTACAAGCGAGGTATCCTAAATGACATTAAGAGCAAAACCAGTATTAAAAGATAAATTTTGGATTGTTGAAAACAATGGCGAAAAAATCGGAACTATGTCTTGGAACGAAGATCGTTATATGTTTGCAAGTACAGTCGAAACATGTTTTTTTGACAACAAGCGAGATATGAAAAAACGGTTTGGGATCGACATTGAATGGGGCGACCATGTAGCAAAAGTTGAAGATTCTAATGATTATGATGTACACGGGTATCCAACTAGTGTTGTCCCATATAATTCAATGTATGATGTAAAACAAAAATTGCCGCTGTTTACTAAAAGCGAAAAGTCTAAGAGTTTATATTGTGCAGGATACTATGTTATCCAGTTTGATAAAGGATGGGTTAAGAGCTTTTGTCCTAAATTAATTACAATTGAGCGTTACGAATCTAAAGGCCCATTTAAAACTGAATTTGAAATGAAACAGGAGTTAAGTCGTGTCAACCGTTGAACCTCTTAATACTGTTGAAATAGAAAGATTTATATCAGCAGTAAAAAATGCCGAAAATAGTCGTGCAAAAGAATTACGTATTGATATTCAAAATGCAAAAACTCTAGCATATACACTTGGTATAGTAATGGCTCGATTAAATGGTGATCTTGAAAAACTTATATCTCAACAATCTGATAATCAGACTATTGAAATTAAACTAGATCAAGGGGCTGGTTGGGGTTAAATACTCTGTTAAAGAGATAAATATATACGTAGTTAATTTAGAGGATTACGTATATGAGTAGACCAAAACCCAATGTATTATTAGAGTATGTAGACAGTAAAACTTATCGAGCAGAACAAGTTTTAGAGGCAGAGGCGGTATGGGCAGTGTTTTTTAAAAATAAACCGTTTAACCTTAAAAGTTCAAATGCGTTAACTAACTACCCTGGTCCTAAATATAAGAAAACTAGTTTTTCAAATCCAGGACATGCATTTAATCTAGCAGAAAAACTAAACAAGATGTTTTCTACTGAAGAGTTTACTGTGGTGATGTTAACCGAGGGCAATCAGGTTAATGAATCAGAATGAACTGGAAAGAAACATATACTAAGCTCTTTTTAAAAGAACTTGGAAAATCCACTAGCGATACTAATGTTAAACAATATATGCCACTATGGTGGCAAAATACTCGCAATAAAGATTCAGGTGGTTTACGGTTAACAGAAGAGGGATTTGATGTATTAACACAGATAGATCTAACAACGTACGATATACCTTATCCTAGAGATGTTCCATTGTCTACTCAAGTAATTATTCATCTTGACAATTTTATTGACTGTCCATACTATCTTACCAACAGAAGTATTACAGTAACGAACGAAAAGAAAGCAGTCGAACTGACTCTTTTTAGTGGCGATTTGCGCAAATATGGCCTAACAAAAGCTATGAATAGATCAAAAAAATCCTAAGTTATTGATTTTAAACGTGTTCTTTTTTACAAAAAAGGTTGACATTTGCTGTAGATATGTTATTATATATACATAGTTAGATATAAACGTACTAATACACAAAGAGGGAATACACTATGGATACGTCAACTCGCACAGTTAGCCCAAACGGCGCAAAAGCAAGCATCAAGCATGCGCTTACAAAAAAACGTCCTATCTTCCTTTGGGGACCTCCAGGCATTGGTAAGTCTGATATTGTTAAACAAATTACAGATGGATTTACAAACTCACATCTAATTGACATTCGTTTGAGTCTTTGGGAACCTACAGACATTAAAGGTATTCCTTACTTCGACAGCAACTCAGGTACAATGGTGTGGGGTGCTCCTAGCGAACTTCCAAGCGAAGAATTTGCGGCACAGTATGACAACATTGTATTGTTCTTAGACGAGATGAACTCGGCAGCGCCTAGTGTACAAGCGGCAGCATACCAGCTTATTCTTAACCGTCGTGTTGGTACTTACAAGCTGCCAGACAATGTTATGATTGTTGCGGCAGGCAACCGTGAAGCTGATAAAGGTGTTACATATCGTATGCCTGCTCCGTTGGCTAACCGCTTTATTCACTTGGAACTTGCTGTTAACTTTGATGACTGGTTCCAGTGGGGTGCTGATAACAAGATTCACACAGACGTACTAGGTTATTTGACATTTGCAAAGAAAGACTTGTATGACTTTGATCCTAAGAGTCCAAGCCGCTCATTTGCTACTCCACGTAGCTGGAGTTTTGTAAGCGAATTGCTAGAAGATGCTTTAGACGATAATACTACTACAGACCTTGTATCAGGTGCAGTTGGTGAAGGTCTTGCCGTTAAGTTTATGGCACACCGCAAAGTTGCTGCCAATATGCCTAACCCATCTGATATCCTAACAGGCAAGGTAAAAGAGCTTAAGACTAAAGAGATTAGTGCTATGTACTCTTTGACTGTGTCTTTGTGCTACGAGCTTAAAGAAGCAAGTGACGCAAACGACAAGAAGTTTGACGACAAAGTCAACAACTTCCTGCGCTTTGCAATGGATAACTTTGATACTGAACTAGTTGTAATGGGTATCAAACTTGCACTTACACAGTATGCATTGCCAATTGATCCAGATGAAGTAGAATGTTTTGACGAGTTCCACGATAAGTATGGTAAGTATATCAAGGCGGCGCAAGGCGTATGATATTAAACGGACGGGTTCTTTTGAGTCCGTCCGTTCTTTTGGATCATATTTTGGTTGACATCTACTATAATGATGCTATAATATATGTATAAGTTAACAAAAGGGGCAATAGCAATGGCTACTAAAGATACTGCAAGTAAACTTAAAAACTGGCAACCTAACCCAGATATTACTGAACAAGAACTAGAAGTAATGCGTGTTGAAGTTATGGACCGTATTATTACTGCTCGCGTAGGCTTGCTGTTGCGTCACCCTTTCTTTGGTAACATGGCTACACGTTTGCGCATTATTGCCGCAGACGAGTGGCTTCCTACTGCGGCTGTAGATGGTCGCAACTTGTACTACAACACACAATTCTTTAATGCAATGAACAATAAAGAAATTGAGTTTGTTGTTGCACACGAAATCCTACACATGGTGTTTGATCACCTAGGTCGTAGAGATGATCGTAATCCTATGCTCTACAATATTGCCGCAGACTACATTGTAAACAATACACTTGTGCGTGATCGCATTGGATCATCTCCTAGCATTGTAGACTGTTTCCAAGACTTTAAATATGAAGGCTGGACTTCAGAAGATGTATACGACGACTTGTTTGAAGAAGCTAAAAAGAATGGCGAAGAGTACTTGAAGCAACTTGGCGAAATGCTAGACGAACACCTCGACATGGACGAAGGTGACGAAGGTAGTTCAGACGGTGACGTAGGCGAAGATGGCAACGGTAATGCTACAAGTAAAAGTAAGCCTAAATATTCTAAAGAGGAAATGAAGAAGATCAAAGACGAGATCAAAGAAAACATGCTTAGTGCCGCGCAGAGTGCTGGTGCTGGCAATGTTCCGGGTGCCGTTGCACGTATGATCAAAGAGCTTACTGAGCCTAAGATGAACTGGCGCGAAATTCTGCGGCAGCAGATTCAAAGTACTATCCGTAGCGATTACACATTTAGTCGCCCGTCTCGCAAAGGACAAATGACTGGCGCTATCTTGCCCGGTATGGACTTTGATCAAACTATTGATATTTGTGTTGCTATTGACATGAGTGGGTCAATCAGCAATAAACAAGGTTCAGACTTCTTAGGTGAAATTAAAGGAATTATGGATGAGTACAAAGACTACAATATTAAAGTTTGGTGCTTTGATACACGAGTCTATAACGAACAAGAATTTACAGCAGACGGAGGCGATGACCTAAACGAATACGAAGTTATGGGCGGTGGCGGTACCGATTTCATGTGCAACTGGGAATACATGAAAGAACACGATATTGTTCCTAAAAAATTCTTAATGTTTACAGATGGCTATGCTTGGGATAGCTGGGGTGATGCAGATTACTGTGATACAGTATTTGTTATTCACTCAAATCATAATAAAGGATTGCAGGCACCATTTGGACAGACTGCACACTATGACGAAAATGCTGCATAGAAAAGAACCTAATCCATTGAATTTATTTAATCTGAGGCAAGTTAAATCAGCTCCGCCTCATTTTGAATACGTTAACTTGCCTGCTAAATATAATTTAGAAAACAGTCTTGCCAAATGGATTAGAAAGAACTGTAAAAACAGATTTTATTTAAATCGTAATATTACTTTAGATAGTGATAGAAAGCTAATAAATGTAATTACAGTAGGGTTTGAAGAAACAAAAGACATGAGTTATTTCATGTTAGCTTGTCCACATTTGAAATACAATTAAATAAAGTACGCATATATACTATATAAGGAGTTAAACATATGAGCGAAGATAAAAATGTTGAAGCCGGTTCTCCGGAAGTAACAGAACAAGCACAGGCACAACAAGGTCCTGATCTGACTGTACAAGACTTACAGAACCTTAAATCAATTATTGATGTTGCAAGCCAACGAGGTGCTTTTAAACCAGGTGAAATGATCACAGTTGGTCAAACATACGCTAAACTAGAACAATTTTTAGAAGCAGTAGCCAAAGCACAACCACAACAAGGAGCATAAAATGGCACTTAAACACGTAGGCAGAATTGCTGCCAATAAAAGAAAAGTAATTGTAGCATACAGAGTGGTTCCAGACGAGCCTGATAACTGTGTAGTTGTAACTACCGAAAATCTAAATTCAGAAGAACACGATACGCTAATGAAGGCTGTTGAATCTGCATCTGGTCAAGAAGCAGAAGAGTTTGCAGTAGCAATGGCACGTACTTATCTTCCAGATGGGCGCAACATGCTATCAGGGTTCCACACTACAGGAAAAATGCGCAAAGTTCCAAGTGAAGCAGTTGAGATGACTCCAAATAGTAATACTACTATTAATCTTGCAGAGCTTAACAAAATTCTTGCTGAACAAAAAGGTGTTACTGTAGGTGATCTTGCAATGCGCTCAACCCCGGCAGCGCCTAGTACAAAGACTGAAGATGCAGTTGATGCAGCAGCAATGTATGCTAACGAAGCACCTGCGGCGCCTGTAGCTGCACCTGTTGACGGTGTATTGTCTGATTCAGATCTTGCAAAACAGTATCGTTCGCAAGCAGATCGACTAAGCAAGGAAGCTGCTGAACTAAGACGCCAAGCTGAAGAGCTAGTGCCTACTAAGAAAAAAGCAAAGACTAAAGAAAGTGCCTAAAGGCGGAAAACTACCCCCCGATGTAATTCGACACTGGCCAGAAGTATTCAATGATGTTGAAATTCAAACAATACCCATTGAATACTTAGTGTCGGTTCGAGTTGAATTTAACGACGGAAAAATGTGGGAAATAGAACTTGATAAAAACAAGTCTGCTTCTAAAGAGGTTATAGAAGACAGTCTGGGTAATTTCTTTGATGAATATAATGACCACATTGCTAATATCGACTTTCGTTTAGATACTAAGAAAGTAATAAATGATGTAAAGTCTCGTACTAAATCTTTTATGAAAAAACGCAAGTAGAAATGACTTTTGTTGATTGTGAGATAAATATATATAACAATATAATCCAGGAGTTATCATAATGGCTTTACGTCTAAGACGCGGAACTGATGCACAGCGCCAACTAATTACGCCAGCGCAAGGCGAACTGATCTATGTAACTGATACTACAGAACTGTATGTCGGTGATGGAACCACACTAGGTGGTGTAAGAATTACAGGTGAAGTTGTTAATCAACTTTCACAACTAAATGATGTTGATGCTGCGTTACCACAAGATGGTGACGTACTATCTTATGATAGTGCAACAGGAGATTGGGTAGCAGGCGAACTACCATTAGGCGATCTTTCAAACGTAGACCTAGTAACAGTTGCGCCAACAGACGGAAGTATATTATCATACGATGCTACTGCCGGTGGCTGGGTTCCTGCAAGTCCTTTGGGATTAGATTCTAGTCTTGAAGGATTATCTGATACAGGTGTTAGCCTTGCTTCAGACGGTGATGCTTTAGTATATAATTCAGTCAGTGGGTTCTGGGAAGCTCAAAAGATTAGAGTAAGTAGTTTGTTTGATGTTGAGCTTGACTCATCTCTAAGTAACGGCCAAGTATTAACATATGATATTGTTTCAGGAAACTGGATTGCAGCAGATGTTAGTATCGGAGGTACATTTTCAGGTGATGTAACAGGTAGTGTGTATGCAGATGATAGTACACTATTAGTAGATGGTCTTGCAGGGATTATTCCTGCAGAAAATTTAGTTGGCTCAGCAGTAATCGATATTACAGGTTCAGTATTTAGTGATGATAGCGGTCTATTAGTAGATGCTGTTAACTCGTTAATCACTGGAAAAGTTGTTAATATAGCAGTAGAAACAGACAGGGTACAAGCCGGTTCTATTAATATTGGCGGTGACACACCAAATTTAATAATTACAACTGATAATAGTTCTACGTTAGTATTAAATACTACAAATGAAACTGGAGAAATTGTAAGTGGTAAAAGACTTAGAGTTGGTGGCAAAAGTTCAGGTTTTGATACCCACGGCTTCCTAGACATTTATAATGAAAATGTAAACACAAATGCAATTTCAATATTTCATAATTCTGAAAATACAGGTTCTGTAACTGCTACTATTGCTAAATCACGCGGTACTAAACTTGCTCCTACAATTGTAACATCAGGTGACACACTAGGTGCATTCCAAGCGCAAGGTTACAACGGTGCTGCATATAGAAACGCAGGCGGCATGGCAGTTATTGCTAACGGTA